ATTGATACATCAACAGATTCAATTGATGCTGATGTTTATACTAGACCGGATTCATTCTTTGTACATAGACCATTTGATGGCGGCGTACAATTAGGCACAGGCGGTCCTCAGTATGGAGCACAAGCAATACGTCAAAGTAAAAAGTATATTAGATACCAATCAGGTAAAGGTATTATGTACACCACGGGTGCTTTATTTGCTCCAAGTTATGATATTTTAACTATTGATGCTAACGGTATTGAAATTGGTTCAACTATAACTGTTGAATTAGGAGATAACGATCATGGATTACAACCAGGATGTGAAATTAAAATAATTGGTTGCGAAACTGCTGGATATAATGGCGAATATTATGTAGATGATGTTATTAATGAAAGAACATTTACATATATTTCTACTAGAAGATTAGGCTCTAAAAGAGGGGTTCTAAGTCCAGAATGTCAAGTATCAACACTAAGATGGACTGGTGCCATAGTTAGAGCAGGTATTTTTGATGATCAGAATGGTATCTTTTGGGAATATGACGGACAACAATTAGCAGTTGTTCAGCGAACAGCAACAAAACAAGTAGCAGGTACTATAGCAGTTGATCCTGATAGCAACATTGTTTATGGAACAAATACACGATTTAGAGATCAGTTAAAAGCAGGAGATAGAGTTGTTATTAAAGGTATGACACATGTTATATCAAAAATTGATGACCAAACAACTTTATACATCGCTCCTGACTTTAGAGGTGTAAGATCGATTTCAGGTACAAAAATTAGTTTAGTACAAGACAAAAAAGTTAGACAACAAGACTTTAACTTAGATAGAATGGACGGTACTGGACCAAGCGGATATGATATTGATATAACAAAAATGCAGATGATTGGGATTCAGTATTCATGGTACGGTGCTGGCTTTATTGATTACATGGTACGTGGTGCCGATGGTAACTTTATATTCTGTCATAGAATCAGGAACTCAAACGTTAACACAGAAGCATACATGCGTTCAGGTAACTTGCCTGTGCGTTATGAAGTAACCAACGAAGGACCAGTCGCAAGGCTTGTCGCAGATGTTGACAACAGTCAATCATATCTCGAACTTGATAGTATTGAGGGATTCCCTACAGAAGGAACTGTATATGTAGATAACGAAATTATGAGATACAGTGGATTAGATCTAGCTCAGACAAGATTAACTGGACTAACAAGAGGATCAACATATAATTTATTTGCTCAAGGGGCTGATAGGGTGTATAGTGCTGGATCTACAGCAACTCATGATAAGAGAACCGGTGTAGTACTTTTAACAAACACAACAACACCACTTATTAGTCACTGGGGTAGTGCGTTTATTACAGATGGTAATTTTGACGAAGATAGAGGTTACATTTTCTCATACACAGAAACAGGCCTTACTGTTAGTACAACAAGACAAACAGCATTCTTGTTACGTCTAGCACCAAGTGTTTCAAACGCTGTTCCAGGCGATTTGGGAGAAAGAGAATTACTTAACAGGGCTCAGTTATTACTACAAGGTATTGAAGTTACATCAGATGGTGTTGATGGGTCGAATAATCCTATTACAGGCGGTATTATTGTTGAAGGTATTCTTAATCCACAAAACTATCCATTAAATCCAGGTAGTGTTGGTTGGTCAGGATTAAGTTCACTAGCACAAGGAGGACAGCCAAGTTTCGCACAGGTTGCAGCAGGTGGTGGTATTACATGGACAACATCGCAAACTACAACTAATGCTAATATTACAGCTCAAGCTGTAATTCAAGCTACAGCCCAAACTAATGATAGAACTAGAAATACTAACTACATTTATATGAGATACGCTTCAGGAACAAATGGAGGTACTAGTGGTATTGGACTCGAAGTTGGCGATCAAGTTGTAAGTGCTGGCAGTGCTAACATTCAGGCAGGAACAAGAATTACACAAATTGTAGGACCATACAGTTTCTTTGGTAACCAAGAAGTACGTATAGATTTGGATAGAAGTTTTAGTGGTACTATTAATACTAATGCCACAGTAACGTTTGCTAGAGGTGAAAATCTAACAGCAAGAAACTTCTTCTTAGCAACAAAAGCAAGTTTCGACGCCAGTGCAGCCACTCTTGGTACTCCTGTTACCGGTACGTCAGCTGGAACATTTCCTGCTAACACATCAATTAACAGTATTACTCCAGAAACATTTGGTACAACTGAATATTATAGAATCGTATTTAATAATTCATATTCAGGCACAATGGTTGCTGGATCAGGTACAGTTACAGTTTCGTTCTTTGAACCTGCGTTTGCTCAACCGGGTGAAACAGTATTTTCATTTATTGCTACGCCAGGAGAACGTTCAGAACTTGATCTTGCTTTATTGAAAGAATTAACTAATACTACACTTGGTGGTAGAGGTACATTCCCGAATGGGCCGGACGTTTTGGCTATTAATATCTATAAAACATCAGGAACAGATACAACTGCTAACGTTATTCTAAAATGGGGTGAAGCTCAAGCCTAATTTCCAGGCAATCATTAAGTACGCAGATAACTATTTGTATGATTACTGTTATTGGCGACTTTATTTTAGATATTTTTGAGTATGGCGTTTCGGATAGAATTTCGCCAGAAGCTCCGGTTCCTGTTATTAAAACTACAAAAACAGAATATTCAGCTGGCGGCGCTGGCAATGTTACTCAAAACTTAATTACATTAGGCTGTAACGCAAATGCCGTAGGTATTGTTGGTGTCGACATCAACGCAAATATACTTTCAGAACAGCTTCAAAATACCTATGTAAGTTATATCAAACATAATTCTAAACCTACTATTACAAAGAAAAGAATTATTTGTAACAATCAGCAAATAGCAAGAATAGATGCTGAAGAAAAATTTGACAATCCAATCGATGTAGAAAAATATTGTACAGAAGGTACAGAATATCTTGTTGTTAGTGATTACAATAAAGGAACAATAGGAGATTGTTCTGAACAATTTAAAAAATTAAAAGAAAGAAATGTAAAGGTTTTAGTAGATCCTAAACAAAATCTGTATAATTATAAACACGCATGGCTTGTTAAACCTAACAAAAAAGAATTTAAAGAACTAGTAAACGATTTTGAAGATTACGATGATCTTATACGTAAAGGCATATTAGCCTGTAAAAAATACGACTTTGAGTATATGTTAGTAACTCTAGGTCAAGACGGAATGATACTACTAGGAAAAAACGGCCACATCAAACGTCAACCAAGTTTTGAAACAGAAGTATTTGATATCACTGGAGCAGGAGATAGCACACTAGCAGGATTAGTTTATGGTCTTGTAAATGGTAATGACTTAAATGATTGTTTAGTTATTGCTTCTAAAGTAGCAAGTGTAGCAGTTAGTCATCCGGGAACTTATAGTGTAAAAGAAAAAGATATTAAAGAAAAGATTGTATTTACAAATGGTTGTTTTGATGTATTACATCTAGGACACTTAAAATTATTAAAGTTTGCTAAGTCAAAAGGCGATAAATTAATAGTTGCTATCAATAGTGACACAAGTGTCAAAAAATTAAAAGGTGAAGGCCGTCCAAAATTTAATCAAGAAGATAGAAAAGCAATGCTTGAAAGCCTTGCTATTGTAGATGAAGTAATTATTTTTGAAGAAGATACACCATACAACTTGATTAAATCTGTAAAACCAGATATAATAGTAAAAGGCGGAGACTATACAGTTGAAACTACTGTTGGACATGATCTAGCAGAAGTTGTAATTTTTCCTAGAGTAAAAGATTACAGTACAACTAAAATATTAGAGGAATCGAGATGACAAGACTTGAAGGCAAAGTTGAAAAGGGTTGGGGATACGAACTAATTTGGGCAACTAATGACAAGTACTGTGGTAAAATTATGGTATTTGAAAAAGTAGGAAGTAAGTTTAGTATGCACTTCCATAAAGAAAAAGACGAAACATGGTTTGTAAACAATGGTAAATTTAAAGTTCGTTGGATCGATACTAAAGAAGCAAGACTATATGAAAAAGAATTAACAGAGGGAGATACTTGGCATAATCCTCCTCTACAGCCACACCAACTTGAAGCACTAGAGCCTATGAGTAGTATTACTGAAGTAAGTACTCCAGACAGTGTTGAAGATAATTATAGAATAATACCAGGTGATAGCCAAAAAAATACTGAATGATATACTACGTAGATATAGACGGAACAATTCTTAACACAAAAAACGGAGACTATGAAAATAGTATGCCTATTCGTGACAGAATAGAAAAGATGAATAAGTTGTATGATGAAGGACACGAGATTCATTACTATACAGCCAGGGGAACTAATTCAGGATTGAATTGGGAAGAATATACACAAAAATATTTAGAAGAGATTGGTGTTAAATATACATCATGTAAAGCGGGTAAACCACACTATCATTTTTGGATAGATGATAAAGCAATAAATTCGGAAGATTTTTTTAAATGATTGTAGTAACAGGAGCACTTGGTTTTATTGGTTCTAATATTGTAAAAGAACTGAATAGGCAAGGTATTAAGGATATTATTTTAGTTGATGAAATGAAAAATGCTGACAATATTGTTGGCTGTAATTATCGTGAACTAGTCGACATGAGGAATTTTTATAAAAATTTCAACGACTGGAAAAAAGTTAAATGCGTATTTCATCAAGGCGCAATTAGTAGTACAACTGAAAAAAACAAAGCAAAGATAGACAGTTATAATATAAAACCATCAATGAAGTTGTTACATGACTGTTTAGAACATGATATTTTATTTTCATACGCTAGTTCAGCTGGTGTATACGGAACAGATTTATATTTTAAAGAAGATGCCGAACTAACACCTAAATCTTTATATGCTGAAAGCAAGGCAATTTTAGATCAAAAAGTACAGGAAATATTAAAGGTAAAACCTAAAGCAAAAATACAAGGTTGGAGATACTTTAATGTTTACGGAAACGGTGAACAATTTAAAGGAGATCAAGCAAGTCCTGTATATAAGTTTACAAAACAAGCAAAAGAAAAGAAGAAAATTTATATATTCGAAGGAAGCGAAAATTATAAAAGAGATTTTGTTTGTGTTGATGATGTTGTAAGAACTGTAGTTAATGCTAGTAAAGAAAAATTTAATGGAATATATAACTTAGGTACAGGCTGGACAGCAAGTTTTAAAGAAGTTGCTGATATAATTGCTTCTAAATATAATGCTACAGTTGAAGAAATTTCTTTTCCTAGAAAATTAGAAGGCCAGTATCAAATATTTACTAAAGCGGATATGAGAAAATTGTTAGAAGTTATGACAGTCGATGACTTTCAATCGATCGAGCAATATGTTTCACGGTCCTAACTTTGTCGTCCATTAATTTTTTGTGAGCGTTTAATTTATCTTTTAATTGTAAGTGTGTATTGTAAGTCATAGTATGGCCATCAAGACCTTGTGCTTGTTTATCAAAATCATCAACAAGAGATTTAAATTTTTCATATAAAACTTTAAATTCATCTTGTTCTTTTCCGCTTACAAAGTTAATATACTTTTCATATATTTCACAATCTCTACGATAAGTTGCACTTTTTTTAATCGATATCATAACTTTTACCTGTTGCTAGAATTGTTTCTAACTTAACTTGTGTAATTTTATTTGACAAAGTATTCTTTAAACCAACATGAATATTTTTAGGCAAATCGTCTAATTTAGTCCAACAATATGTTCCGTTTGGACTAGCAAAATCCTGATCAACTAAAACTACATAAGTGCTATATTCGAAACCGCTATCCTTGCTTGTATATAATTCAATAGGAACAAACTTTGCGTCTACTAAATTAAAATCTTTTAATAGATCTTGTGCGTCCTCAATAACAGATTTGTCACGTATAAAAGTAGGAACAGTCCATTTTGTATCCCAAATTAAGAATACTCTACTGCTTCTAGTTGAAAGAAATAATATACCAGCACGTTTTTGCATACTGTTATATATTAAGGAACTAAGTCAAAACCCCAATATCCGGCTGTGTATTCGCCTTCGAATGATTTAAGCCATTGCTCACCATCCCACTTATATTGGATCATTGTATTTTGATTTTGTAAGTAACGAACATCGGAAGAAGAACTTGCGTCAAAAATAACATTCCATTTTGTGCCATCCCACTTAATAATATCGTTAGCACTGGCTATAAAATCTGTATTTGTAGTACTCTTCCAAGCATCTGGCCCATCTGTATTGTAAGAATTTCCTATATCTTCTAGTATTAGATATGTTGTATCAGTTGGAATCGCTCCATTAAAATGATCAACTGGATTAAATGTAGTAGGATCTATAATACCAGTTACTAATGGAATATCTGTTGAGTTTGCTGGAAGTGTATCTTGATCAAATGTTACCACAAGATATGTTGAGTCTAACGGATTAACAGTAAATGTTCCAACTATTTCGCTACCGTTAGGTTTAGTAAATCTAATTTGACTAATACCATCTTTATATCCACCATAGATAGGCAATACTTCGTTCCAGTCTATACGTTCTCCTTGTTTTACAGGAGTTTGTAAGTTCAATTCTTGTATAGCTTCACTACTATCAAGTACGCTAACATAGTAATCTCCAGTATCTGCTTGTGTAACAGTCTTAGAGCTTAATAGTAACACTCCGAACTCGCCTGGAGTAGCAAACTCGCTTCTTGCTGTAATTCCGCTTGTATTGAATGCTAACTCTTCAACAGATTTCATTGCTCCGTCTTCGTTAAACATGTTCATAACAATGTTTTGTACAACACCTAGTTTTTTAACTTTAACTGGCGGACTAATATAGATAGGCATTTCAAAATCCATTGAAGCAATATCAATATCAACTTCTGTGCCTTGTGGAATACTTCTACTAGAGAATGTTAATCCATTTAATTCAACAACACTTAAACTAGTCCAATCGATATAATTGTCTGTTGTTTGAACTTCTAAACTAGGATTGAATAAGACTAATATCTGTTCTAGTATTTGTAATTTTTGATCAGTATTTGATGTCCAAAGATCAGCTCTCATTGTAAGTCTAAATGGTGTAGGCATCAAACGTTCTACAGTATACCCTGGACCTTGATTATTTTTATATATAGGATTACCATCTGTATCAAAATCATCATAATCTCTTTCACGTACACTAAGTTTGCTAACAAATGTTGGATCTGCTGTACGTGCTCTGTCTAATTCTAAACCGGTAATATAACAAGCAATCTTAGGAACACTTGGAAGTTTATTCTCACTGTTCTCCTTAATAATCTGTGCTACTTGTTTTGTTAGGTCGCCATAACTTACAGGAATTTTCTTTTCATCCCCGTCGCCATCCTTATACTTAAAGCCTATGAACATTCTCATAAACTGAGTAACATATCTTCTTACTTGACCGTCGTAGAAAAAATCCATTATTAATTGTCCGCTTTAGGTTTAAGCACTTTTGAAAGGCTCTGTTTTTCTTTTACTTGCTTGCCGTTAATTGTACTTACAGTAGGATTGTTAATAAATGATCCTTTCTGATTCAATCTTGGATCGCCACTTGCTGTATCATTTTGACTCATTGTCATTCTTACATTATCTTCGTATTTCACCCAACGTTTCCCATCAAATCTAAATAATCTCTTAGGATGATAATCTGTACGTAAACAGAATTGTCCTTCTACAGGACCTCCCGGGAAGGTAATACCACTTGTAAACGGAGCACCGTTTGGTGGAATAGCATCTTCGTGATAATTCTGGTAACCATCCTTAACTGGAGTTGCTTCAATAGTACTAGCACTTACAGCATTGCCTGTTTGCCCTGCTCCTATTGCTGTATTACTAGCATTAACAGTTTTTACATTACCAGTTTCAGGATCAATCGGAACTGTGTAATATTTTGTTGTATTATATCCTGACTTAGGAGCATCAGATTCTGCTTGATCTTGAACTGCTTCTGTAATTTGCATTTCTTTTTCGTATGTACTCATTATATCTCTGAGTCTATCAGCAAATTTATAATATGTACTATCCGGAGGAGCAATTCCTTTAACCGGCTCTATTACGGTGTAATTTGTACCTTCAAACTCAACAACATCACCGATTTCATATTGTACTTCAGGATTATAGATACCTTTGAAGTTTTCATCATCAGCAACTTTGTCAAGTATTTGTTTAAACTCTTGTGAATCTACTAATGGTGTACATTTAGCTCTGTATAAATGAGGATACCAAGTAACACTAAATCCTTCTGCGGCACGATTTACCTCTTCAATAACATAAAAACGTTTTAAGGCAAATGTTAAATCATTTAAGGCAAATTCATCTTTTAAGTGAGGTAACTCAATTACATCACCTGCCATAATTTTTCTACCAAGTTTTTCAACTGTGTCGTTTATATGGAACGTAATAAACAGTACATCATTTTGTAAGAACAAACCAAACTGACTTAGATTAAAGTCAATATTGTTTACGTTATAAACACCACGCAATGGGTATACATCTGGCTCGTATTTTCTATCTCTGTTTTCTAAAAATAGCATATCCTGAATACGTGTTTCAGGCGTAGATGTGCTTGATTCATAGTTTGGAACCGTAGGGCTATATTCTCCGTCTGCTTGTTCGCCGGGACCTATATACTTGTGTAAAAGTACGTCAGTACCGCCAACTTGGAACATTTCCCAGGCAGTTTTATCTATAAATTTGTAGTCGTTGCCCTTCTCTGGGCGATATAAACTTAATCTTGGCATAAACATATTTATCGGAACGATAAATACTTACATGAGCCAATTAGATCAAGAAAAACAAAAAGTATTCAATTATTGCCGCACTATGCTAGGTGAAGGCATGATTGACGTTGAACTAGACCCCGAGCACTATGAAACAGCACTGGAACGTGCTTTAGGTGTTTTTAGACAGCGTTCAGATAATGCTGTTGAAGAAAGTTTTGCTTTTCTAAAACTAGAACTAGATCAGAACGAGTACACGCTACCAGATGAAATACAGATGGTGCGTGAAGTAATGCGTAGAAGTATTGGATCTAGATCAGGTGGTGGACAAGGTGGTACAGTGTTTGAACCATTTAACCTTGCTTACACAAATACATACTTACTGAGTTCAACCAATATGGGCGGACTTGCTACATATGAATTATTTGCCGGTTATCAAGAACGTGTCGGTAAAACATTTGGTAGTTTTATTCAGTTTACTTGGCATCCAGAAACTAAGAAATTATTCATTCATCAAAGACCTAGATCAGAAGAAGAAGTAGCACTTCACGTATTCAATACTAAACCTGATGTAAGCATAATTAAAGATGTGTATTCAGGACAGTGGATTAAAGATTATACTCTTGCTAACTGTAAAATGATGTTAGCACAAGCACGTGAAAAGTTTGCTAGTATCGCTGGTCCACAAGGCGGAACAGCACTTAATGGTGCTAATCTAAAAGCAGAAGCACAAGCAGATTTAGAAAGACTTACAATGGAATTGACTACTTCAGTAGCAGGTAGTAATAATTCAGGTTACAGTCTGATTATAGGATAAACAATGAAAGCATCAGAATTTACATCAGAAGATTACGAAGCATACTACATGGAAGCCGCTAAAATGGTTTGGGGTGTAGGTAAAAAAGATGCTAGAGGCGGAACTGTAAAACAAAAATTCCGTTGTGCTTCAGGTCCTAGAAAAAGTAGACAAGTAAGTCATCCGTCTAAGTGTTTCGATCATCCTAATGTAGCAAGAGCACAGCAAATGAAGCGTACTAGAGCTAGAACAGGACCTACACAAGCAAGACATCAAAAGCGTACAAAATCTATTAATACAGCAAGTGTATTAGCAAATAGATTGAACAACCCTAGAAGTACTAAAAAAGCCAAACCTTGGTATTAATGGTTGACAGCAGAGCTGTTTTACCGTATACTGTATAAATGCTTATACGTTTACCTAAATTACTAGTTGTTGGCCACGGCCGTCATGGAAAAGATACTGTATGTGAAATGCTCGAAGCATATGGATATACATTCCAATCAAGTTCAAAATTCTGTTCAGAGCTGTTTATATTTGATGATCTAAAAGACAAGTATGGATATGCTAACGAAGAAGAATGTTACGCAGATCGACACAATCATCGTACAGAATGGTACAATATGATTCACGATTACTGCCGCGATGATCTAGCACGTTTAGGTCGTAATTTATTTGATAAACACGACATCTACTGCGGACTTCGTAATAAGCGTGAGTTTCATGCTATGAAAAATGAAGAGATCTTTGATTACGCTATTTGGGTAGATCGTTCAGATCACTGTCATTTAGAACCAAATACCAGTATGACTATTGAACAATGGATGTGTGATTACACTATTGATAATAACGGTGATCTAGATAGACTAAAGTTAAATGTTAAAACTTTAATGACTACTATCTTTAAAAATCAGGGGTTAGATCTCCCTGCTTCCAGCGACTACCTTCTTTCTGAAGTGTCCGTTGACAGTTAGCACAAATAGTTTTTAAGTTGCTAGGACGGCAGTTATTTAGATTCCCGTCTATATGAAATACATTAAACACTTCTTTGTGCTTGGACTTAAAACCACACTTATCACACTTATCTAACAAGCGATACCCAAACTGATACCACTTGGGTATTCCGTACCCTTCGCCGTTTTTTGTACATAACTCGCACAAAGACCTATAATATGTGCGACCGTTCTTCTTATAGTTAACTGCGGCAGGCCTTAAACCGCATTTACATAATGGTCTCATACTAGTACTTACCCTTTTTTATCCCTTTTTATGCGTTGTTTACCCCGTATTTTTGTCTATTGCCGATAAATATCTATACAAGAAATTAACCATCAGGAGATAATCGAATGGCACTACAATCACCAGGCGTGCAAGTTACGGTAACAGACGAGAGTTTTTACACTCCCGCTGACGGAGGTACCACTCCACTTGTCGTAGTCGCAACAGCCCAAGATAAACAAAATGCTTCTGGCACTGGAATTGCTCAGGGAACCCTGGCAGCCAATGTTGGAAAAGTATACAGAGTTTCAAGTCAACGTGAACTTGTTGACTTTTTTGGTACACCAGTTTTTAAACAGACTATTTCAGGAAGTCCTAGAAACGCAGACGAACAAAACGAATACGGACTTCAAGCTGCATACTCTTTCTTAGGAGTTGCTAATTCTGCTTATGTCGTAAGAGCTGACATTGACTTAAATGAACTTACTGCTCAGGCCACTGTACCGGGAGCGGACCCAAGTGATGGTCAATACTGGCTAGACACACAAAGTACACAATGGGGCATCTTTGAATGGGATGGAAATCCTGTTACACTAGACGGCCAAGTGTTTAGTAACCAAACACCGATTGTTATTAACCCAACTGATACTGATAAACTTTCTGGTAATGCTCCAGCAACTGGCGTTGGTAGAGTTGGTGATTATGCTGTTGTTAACGCTTCTGATGTTGTAAGAATTTACTACAAAGGTGTTGATTATACAACTGTTGGAAATCCTGTTAGTTGGGCAGAAGTAGGAACTAAAGAATGGCGTAAGACATGGGCAGTGTTTACTGCTGACAGAGACGGCCATTCAGCACAAACAGGAACAACAACTTTTAGTATTAACGGAACACTAGTTACACTACCAGCAGGTTCAACTGTTGATAATGTTGTAACAATCGTTAATAACCTAAACATTCAAGGTGTTAAAGCTGCAAAAGTTAACAGCAAATTTACACTTTATATTACTGACACAGTAGATGACGGACTTGGTGATAGTACTGACTCAAACGTAATTGAAATGGCTGATGGTTCTGCTTCAATTAACGCACTGTTTGGTACAACTGGCGGCGTAAGCGCAGGAAACTATTATGGTCCAGAGTTACAAATGAGTCCACACACTTCAGTGCCACAGTGGAAATCAAGCTCACAACTACCACGTCCAACAGGAAGTGTTTGGGTCAAAACAACTGAACCAAATCAAGGTTCTCGTTGGAGAATTAAAGCATGGGATGCTGATACTGAATCATTTGTTGAATCACTAGCACCATTATACATTAATCCACAAACAGCAATTTTCAACCTTGACAGAACTACTGGCGGTGAGTCAATTCCAAAAGACACATTGTTTGTACAGTACAATTATACTGAAGATTCAGGATATGACAGTACACCACAAACAGGTAGTTTCAAAATCTTTACAAGAAAAGCAACTGGAAATACTTCTGTAACAAGTGGTATTATTGATGCTAATACTTTTAGCGCAGGTAGTTATACAATTAACGTTAGAGAATCAGTAACAGGTTCTGCTTCATTAAGTTCAGCTACTGCTGTAACATTTACTGCGGCAGGTGCTGTAAGTGATGCTAATACTGTTGCTACTGCTATTAACAATGCTCAAATGGATCATGTTGAAGCAGAAGTTGTAAGCGGTAGAGTTGTTATTACTCATAACGCAGGCGGCGAAATTAGATTTGAAGATGTTGATAGTGCTATGGCTTTAATGGGCTACAGTGCTTATGACTATTCTACTTCAACTGGAACTACTAATCTTTATGCGGCACCACAAGGTGACAGTTATGATTTTGTAGCAAGTAATTGGTTACCATTAGCAGGTACAACATTTGGTTACATTGCTTCAAATGATGCTCCGCAAAACGATCCACAAGAAGGACAGCGTTGGTATTCAAGTTTAACTGACGAAGTTGATATTATGGTACACAATGGTACTACTTGGGTAGGTTACCAAGATAGTACATCACCATTTTATAGTGCTTCATTAGCAGATCAAACTGACCCAGCTGGTCCTATTGTTTCTCCAACACGCCCTGTAGAACAGAGCGATGGTACACCACTTAAAACTGGTGACATTTGGATTGACACAGGTGACTTAGAAAACTATCCAGTAATTTACAAGTATAACAATGACTTGTCAAATACACCTATTGCTAATAGATGGATACTAGTTGATAAAGCAGATGCTTCATCAGAAGATGGTGTTGTATTTGCTGACGCTCGTTGGGGAACAGATGGAACAAAAGAGGACGCAGGAACAATTAAAGAATTGTTAACTGAAAACTATGTCGATCCAGATGCTCCAGATCCAGCACTATATCCAGCAGGTATTTTACTTTTCAATACACGTAGATCAGGATTTAACATCAAGGTTTACAGAAAAGACTATATCGATCAAGCACAAGACAATGCTAGATTTGGCAACCAGTCTATGGCTAACTACGCAACTGACAGATGGGTTACAGACTCAGGTGAAGCATTTGGTAGAAAAGCACAAAGACAAAGTGTTATTGAGAAGCTAAAGGCAACTATTGCTAGTAACCAACAGATTAGAGAAGACGAAGTTCGTCAGTTTAACTTGTTGGCTTGCCCAGGCTATCCAGAAGTTACACAAAACTTAGTAGACTTGAATACTGATAGAGGAACAACAGCGTTTATTGTTGCTGATTCTCCATTCAGACTAAAAGCTGACACACAAAGTTTAGTTACTTGGGGTCAGAATGAAAACAATGCTACTGACAACGGTGACGACGGACTAGTAACATTTGACGAATACACAGGCGTATTTTACCCAAGCGGACTTACAACTGATAACACAGGAAACAACATTGTTGTTCCAAGTTCACACATGATGCTTAAAACTATAGCACTAAGTGACCAAGTTGCTTATCCGTGGTTTGCTCCAGCAGGTATTAGACGTGGTGGTATTAGTAATGCTACTTCAGTTGGTTATGTTGATAGCGCAACTGGCGACTTCCAAAGCGTTGCTTTAACTGACGCTCAACGAAATACTTTGTACGATATCAAAGTTAATCCACTTACATTCTTCAACGGTGTAGGACTTGTTAACTACGGACAAAGAACTAGAGCATCAGGTAGTTCAGCACTTGATAGAATCAACGTAGCACGTTTAGTAATTTACTTAAGAACACAACTTAATAGACTTGCTAAGCCGTTTGTTTTTGAACCTAATGATAAAATTACTAGAGACGAAATCAAACAAGCAGTTGAAAGTTTATTACTTGAGTTAGTCGGTCTAAGAGCACTTTATGACTTTGCTGTTGTATGTGATGAATCAAACAACACAGCGGCACGTATTGATCGTAACGAGCTTTATGTAGATATTGCTATTGAACCAGTTAAATCAATTGAGTTTATTTACATTCCGCTTAGACTTAAGAACACAGGAGAAATCCAAGGTCAAGCATCAGCTTAATTTAAGTGGGGGATTTATTCCCCCACTCATTATGCTAAATAATATTATATAAACGGAGCATTAAAAATATGTCAATTTCAACACTATCAAAATTAACAGTCCCTTTAGCGACTGATACATCATCAAGCAATCAAGGCTTGTTGATGCCAAAGCTAAAGTATCGCTTTAGGGTGGTACTACAAGGTTTTGGTGCTAATGGTACAGTACCAACAGAATTAACAAAACAAGTACAGGATATTACACGTCCAAAGATTAACTTTGAAGAAATGGAAATTCCTGTATACAACTCACGTATCTACCTAGCAGGTAGACATAACTGGGAACAGGTTACACTTAACGTTCGTGATGACGCAAGTGGATCTATTCAAAGATTATGTGGTGAGCAAGTTCAGAAACAATTTGACTTCTTCGAGCAGGCATCTGCGGCGTCGGGTCAAGACTATAAATTTACTACACTAATTGAAGTATTAGATGGTGGTAACGGAACTCAAACTCCAAATGTACTAGAAACTTTTGAATTATATGGTACATTTGTACAGAACATTGATTACGGTGATTTGAACTACACTTCAAATGAACCAGCAATGATTTCTATGACACTAAGATACGATAACGCTATTCAGTACAGAGGCGGTGGCGTTGACGGTATTGGTAGAAATATCGGTGCTAGAACAATTGGCGCTCTAACAACTGGTGGTGGTTCAGCGTAATCACATTTAGTTAAAGATAGTTTGTTGAACAAATTGAGCTCGGGCTTAAAACCCCGGGCTTTTTTTGTGACTAAATACTAGTATGGCAGACAAATTTACAAGATTCTTATCAGGTGTTGGAACTGGATTACTTAATCCTAAAGGCAACTTAGGTGACGCTAGACATGCGTCTAGAACGTTTGTTGACGGAGCATTTTCAAGAGCTCCAAGAACTAAATTTTTATTCCACGTACATTTTGATATAAACCCAAGAGGGTTGAGTAGTGATTTCAGAAGTCATCACTCATCTTCTATTAGTGTTCTAGTGAAAACATCAACACTACCGAGATTTAGTTTTGATACTGATATGAAAAATCAGTACAATAGAAAAAAAATAATCTATAAAAATATCAACTACGATCCTATTCAAGTAACATTCCATGATGACAACACAGGAATTATTAATGCGTTGTGGGCACAATATTTCTTGTACTATTCTCCAGAAAGAGAACAAGTACCCGGTGCTTGGGATATTTTAGGCGGATCAGCAACTGGTCGTCAATCAGGAGCAGGACCTTATAACGGTGGGGGATTAGTATACAGTGATGAAAGTGGCGGTTATCGTTACGGTTTAGATTCAGATAGAGTTCAAGATCCTTTCTTTAGAAGTATTACAATTTACACTATGTCAAAGAAAAGATTTCATAGTTATAAATTAATCAATCCGCATATTAGAACTTGGGATCACGGCGATGTAAGTTATGCTGAAAGTGGCGGAACTGTTCAAGCAACAATGAACCTTGGCTACGAAAGTGTTATATACGGAGCCGGAAGAATTGATACAAACAATGCTGAAGAACCAATTAATTTTGGTAATTTACATTACGACAAAGTTCCTAGCCCATTAAGTGTGCTTGGCGGAGGAACAGCAAGTTTGTTTGGACCTGGAGGAATACTATCAGGTGACGGTAGTGGTGAATTATCAGGAGCTAAAACAATCTTTGGTGACAATTTTCAAGACAGAGGAGCAACATCTGTCAGTGCGTTGACTGCCGCAATAGGAGCAATTAACTTTGCTAAAAATTTAGATAATATATCAAGCGAAACACTTACACAAGAAGCTCTTAACTTAACACTAACACCAAATAGAACAGCAAATATTACAAGCGGTCTTCCAGGAATTAGTTTCGGAAACTTTGGAACAGTGACAGGAATAAAATAGAATGGCTGAAAAATCTACATACTCAAACTTACCGGCCTCAGCAACTACTAAATCACAAGACAGTGCTCTAAGATCTCTTTTATACTTTAATCAATATGGACAACAAGGTCTAGAATTTAGAGCAGAAGATGTTGATGCTACTATTGGTTTTTTAAAAGGTAAAGGATTTGCTGAACAAGCCGCTGTTGTTACAGGAGTTATTCTTTTAAAACAAGCAAAACTTGATAACATTCCCGTATATCAATTATTAGATTCTTTAGAAGGTTTACAGTCATTACAACTATCTTCACTAGTTGGAGATATTTTAAATGAAAATAGATTTCCAACTTCTTTGTTAGGATTTAGAGTAACAAAAGTTAGAAACGAAGAACAAGAGAGAATTATACTTGCCTAAATTTGCTCAGGGAAAATTCAATATGAAGAATCCCGCAAAGTACATCGGGAAGAAATCCCCATTGGCAAGAAGCAGTTGGGAATTTGTTTTTATGCGAATGCTCGACGAACACGCCGGTGTTGAACACTGGGCTAGTGAAAGTATACAAATTCCTTACCAAGATCCATTAACAGGTAAGTACACTATATACGTTCCGGACTTTTTTATTGTGTATAAAGATAAAAATGGTAAAAAGAAAGCAGAAGTAGTTGAAGTAAAACCAGCAAATCAGCAATTTAGTGAGCGTGTAGGTAAAAGTAGATACAATCAAGAACAGTATATTAAAAATATGGCTAAATGGGAAGCCGCAAATGCTTGGTGTAAGCAAAATCAGCTAAAATTTCGTATAATAAACGAAGATGATATTTTTCACCAAGGTAACAAACGAAGATAAGTACAGTATGACCAAGAAACTCGAAGAACTATTTAATTTAGAAGATGAAAAAGCAAAATCTGAGGTTAAAACTGTCGAAGATGATGCTATTACTAAGGATGAAGTAAGATCTTTGGAAAGAAGCTATAGAGAAGTAGATACTATTGCTGGTACTTTACCAAAAATTGATGAATTAGATAGTTTAAATGATAACGAGCTTGATAATCTAGCTCAAAAAGCAGAAAATGCGTACGATGAGCTTATGGATTTGGGCATGAATGTTGAAGTACGCTATAGTGGACGTATTTTTGAAGTAGCAGGCAGTATGTTAAAGAATGCTATAGATGCTAAGGCTACTAAAATTGATAAAAAACTGAAAGCAGTTGATTTGAAACTTAAAAAGTTGAAAATTGACCAGGATCGTAACCCAGATGCCGAAGATATCATGAATGGGCAGGGTTTTGTAGTAACAGATCGCAACGAATTACTGAAGAAATTGCGCGGAGAGGAATAAATATGAGTATGAAATCGTTAAAAGAATATCTAACAGAATCAAAGAAGACCTACAATTTTAGAATTAAAGTTGCAGGTGAGATTCCAGAATCATTTGAAGAGAAACTTCATGCTTCTCTTAGCAGATACGGATGTCAGGGTGTTAAAAAAGTAGGAAATTCACCTATTCAAAAACAAGTCAAAGATTTTCCGGATTTAGAAAATATGGAAGTTACAGTTTTTGAAAATACCTGTGAATATCCAGTTACTCCGCAGGAAATTTCAGTAGCGATTAAAAATAATATGGGAATGGAGTACTCACACTTTAGAGTACGCAATGTTAATGACCCATATGAAGCACAAGAAAGTTCAGCAATGGATGAACCTTCAGGAAAAGCAGTACTAGATGATCCTAACTACAAGGACAGTGAAAAAGTAAAAGCAAAGGACTATTTTGGGGATGATTTCAATAAGTCTTTCTTAAAAGATCTTCAAAAAGCATCTAAAGAAAGAGTAAAAGAAACCGATTACAAAATGGAAAAACCACAGAAACAAGATAAAGCAGGCGTTAAAAGCGCCATGGGGAGTTAATTATGGATTTTAGAGAATTGTATCAAAAAATTAGAGAAATTGATACCAAAACAGATGAAGCCTGCGGCGATCCAATGCCAGCACCGGCTATGGAACAACCAGATTCACCACCACCTTCAATGAGTGTTAACCTTAACGCACAAGGAATGGACAATATTGAAAGCATGATGAAACTGTTTACAAAAGTAAACCCAGACATGATGCCTAGTGATGAACCTTCAGAGCCAAAAATGGCAATGCCACCAATGATTAAACTCCCAATCGAAAAAGATGGTATTGACAATGACGATGAAGGTGCTACTAAAGACCAAGAAGATGATTTTCATACAGACTTAGACAAGTTAACACATAAAACTTTTGGTCCTAGCAGTGATGAAAAGAAAATGGATAAAGAAGAAGAAGCATGGGATAACGAACCTGATCCAGAATACGATGATATTGATGCTGTAAC